ATCCTCTACTACTTTTGTAGGCTTAGAGGCTTTCTTGGAAGGCTTTTCGTCCTCTTCATCGTCCTCATCAATATCCTGTTTTTCATCCTCATCGTCATCCAAATCATCCGCCTGCATAAATTCCTTATTCAGTTTATCATAGTCGGGAATAATAAGGATATCATCGAGACAAACCAACTTTTCAGCCAGTTCAGCAGAAATTGGAGCCTTTCGGTCTTTGAAAGAAACTCGATTGACCATATTGAAAGAAAATCCTTTTCCTTTTTCTTCATCCACACCCAGCTTCAAAGAATAGCCTTCTTCGATGTCTCCAAAATTGGCATAAGAATCATCATCAGCGTCGTTGATTTCTCCGTCCAACTGCTTGCCGAAACAATAATTCGAAATGTCCCATACTTTGATATCGTCGCTCTTCCCACTTGTCACGTCGTTTACATTAAACAACTGGCGTTCTTGAGGCCGAAGGGAAGCAATAAGATCCTTATCAGCTTCATTGCCCTTCTTAAGGAGCTTTGCACGATATCCACAAATAGGGCATCGCTTTCCTACGGTCTGTCTCGGACAGACATAAGCTCGGTTATCTGCTCCGATGCCGCGATGGATCCAAAATGTCCGTTCAAAATGCTCTGTCCCCTCATCTGCCCACGGATTGCCTTTGCCTACTTTATAGTTTAGAATATTGACAATATACTTGCCTTTCTTAACATCAAAAGTCTCAACCCCCTCCGGAAGTTTCAGATATGAAAATCCGCCTCCGCTTTGGTGTTGAGCGGCTCGACGTTTAGCGTTTGCTGCTGCTGTTGACTGTTTCTTGTTCTTTGCCATACTTTACTTACTACCTTTCTTTAAATAATTATTGTTCTTTTCCATTTGAAATTTCTTTTGATTTTTGATAATCTTCTTTCGCTTTCAGAAATCCTATCGTCGCTGTTTTTGCTATCAAATAGCTATTAGCAATAATAATCAATTCTAAAAGCATAACATTAAGCATATTATTCACTGTCAGTTCTATCATTTGTGTTTCCTTTGTGTCGTCGTGCTTTGGCTTGTTTTAATTGTTTTGCATATTCTCTTGACGTCTCTGTGTCTTCTGCTCTCGGAACAGAAAAATAGCTTTGCCCATGCAGCCGAACCAAATTTTCTAAAGCTACTTTCTTTTGATCTAATGAACTGACTAAAGCCTCCAAAAGTCTCACTTCATTCTTAGCTTCCATTGACTTCTTTTGCACATCATTATAAGCATCGTTGGCGTCCTTGTATTCAGGCTGCAAAAGCATAATGCTTTTAATAGCTCCTTCAGTCACTTTTCCACTCATCCCAAATCGTTCCGGCTCTGACCGAATGGCGGAATCTAATTGAGCTTTGGCTTCTTCGAGTTCGGCTTTGGAAAGCTCCTCCTCCCTTTTCAATTCATCCACTCTATTTCTTGCTTCTGCTAATTGATCCGCATATTTAAAATAAAGTTTTGGTTGCTGCACCCATGCTTCATCCAATCTTGTTTCATCTATACTTAGAATATCATTTGCTTCCATTTTTGTTAATTTCCTTTCATTTATGTTTTATTGTCCACCCCTGTATAATATATTATCTATGGATGGCGTGGAATTTTAAAAAAATTTTATAAGGTAATCGACCGAATTTCTATCTTTGCGACTTGATATTCTTTGCCTGACATAAATCGTCTTGTAAAAGGATTGACAACAACTTTACAAGTCATTAAAGGACGAACAGGATAACAAGCTCTGCTAACATAAGTAGAAGGGCCTGTTTGATGAGACAGCATCCAGCACCCCCAATTAGCAGCATATCGATATTTTACTAAAAGCTCTTTAGGCAAAGGATCTGATTCCGGAGAATACAAAACAGGTTTTGGCGGAAGAATAGTATAGGTATGTGAATGTCCTCTTAAACAAATTTGTGCGTCCTCCCATTCAGATAGAATTGTATGTAGTTTATTGGGCTCAGAGCCTATTGATCGGCCTCCGCCATGACCATGACAAATATATAGCTTAACTATTGAACGTCCGCTCCCTCTTTTGAATTTTAGAACCATAAAAGATTCATCTGTCAAATCTTTTGTTTCCAGAGCTTTGCACAAATCTTTATGAATATTTTGGTTGTAGAATTTTCGAATAGAAAATTCGTGGTTCCCTTCGATTAGTCCTAAGCATTTATGTTTTATAGGATCTAATATCTCTATGCACTTATCAAATTGCTGTCTAACTATATCATTTAATTTTTCTCTTACTGTCAAACTATTTCCTTCCAACATCCAATCAGGCAAAGTATCCATATCAAACCGCTTTGAATCGGCTGGCTTTATGGCATCTAAATAATCCCCTCCTCCAATCCAATAAGCGTGTGGATTGTGTGCAATTTCATTTACTACTTTTTTCAAGGCCTTTTCAGCACAAGTTCTGGATCCAATATGCAGGTCCCCCAAAGGATAAATATCAACAATCGTAGACCGGCTTGGGACATCGAAGCTCCGTTCTGTTAATATCATAACTGCCCTCCAATTAATAATGCTAGTATATTGGCCTGCCTTTCTTCGTCCTCCGTGTATTGAAGCCAAACATGTGCCATTTCGTGATAAAGAACATTTAACGGGTCGGTGTTCTTTATCTTACAAGCTGCTTTATGTATCCAGATACAAGCCTCTAACGTATCAGTATCAAAATTACAATTTCCCATATCAGTTATCTTTGCGCTCATGTCTTCGGGGATAGAATCGCCATATATCAAATCAATTTGCCAGTCCCTCATTTGTAATTTATTTTGAAGTTCAAATAGCTTTTTAAGCAAGAACTTAAAAGTTCTGTTTTGATATGGAATTGTTTTTATCATGCTTCTTCCTTAATTCTTAATGCTTTTCTTATTTTTTGTATAATCTCTTCGTTTCTTTTTCTCTCTCCCGGATGCTTGTCCAAATAAATCTCCCAGCAAACAGGACACATAGATCTCGGCCTTCTAATAGCTTTATATGTTTTGTGTTTCTTACAAATCTTCATATAAATATTCTTATTTTGATCCCATTATTACTGAATAACAAGCCCATGTTAAGCCTGCTGCTTTTGAGTCAAAGAAATTATCTTTGAAAGTATCGATAACCAAATAAGCTCTAGTTGACAATTTTCCGCCACCCAACAAGACACTTTTTGCATATCCCAAAACCATCCATCGGATACTTTCGGGGTCTTCCAAATCGCATTCTTTCAATACTTTAGCCATTTCACTCCACTTTGTTCTTTCATTCATTAAAGTACGAGCAATATTGATGGCTTGGGATTCTGCAATATTGGACTCAATGGAATCCAACATATCATCTTCATTTTCCAAATCAATTATTTGGTGAAGGAGGACCAGCGCCTGCCTTGCAGAACCCTCACACTTTTCTGCTATCTTCTCAGCCACTTCCTTTGATAATGTTTTTCCTTCTTTTTTGGCAACGTCTGTTACTAATTTAGCGATGTCTTTATTGGAAAGGCTTTTAACCGATATTTCAGTACACCGAGTCCTTACTGTTTTAAGTAGCTTTTGTGGTTCTGTGGTAGCCAAAACAAAATAAACATGATCCGGAGTATCCTCAAGAATTTTAAGGAACGCGTTTTGAGCATCATTTGACAACTTGGCACACTCGTCTATAAGCCATACTCTACAAGAACCACTTATTGGAGCTTGCATCATTCGACTACGGATATCCCTAACCATATCGATTCCACGGAAATCAGCACAATTGACTTCCGCAAAATCATGCTTGCCGCACCCCAATTCCCTTCTCACAATTCTGGCTAATGTTGTTTTCCCGCATCCAGAAGGACCGGTAAATAAAAGGGTATGAGGAATTTTCTTATTCTTTGCCATTTGTTGCAAAGACTTTAAAGCATCGGCTTGTCCTACAACACTTTCAAAATCTTTGGGACGATATTTTTTGTAAAGTTCTTTTTCAGCCATTTTTAATTCCTTTTCTACTTATCCATTAAACAATCATCGCCAGTATTATACAAATCCCATGCACACCAACAATATTCATTTTCATCACAATGATTACAGGTACATTCTATTTTATCAGGGTCGTATCCATATAGTTTCCATTGTTTCCTTGCGAGCTGCGGCATATTCTCATTCATCTCACATCTCCACTTTCGCTTTTTCATACCAGCTTCTATTCAACGGAGACATTTCCGCTTCCACTTCTAATGGTGTATTTATCCACGTCCAATGTTTTTTGATGTCTTCGGTCATTATCTGTTTAACCATAGTTAGATAGTCTTTAACTTCGTCTTTGCAAACATCAGCTACAATACTATCATGAATCTGACCTACAATTAAAGACTTCATTTTGTATTTTTTAAGTTGTTTTTGAAGTCTTATGAGCGACCATAACAAGCAATGAAAAGCGACACCCTGAACCGGATAATTAATCACTTCATTTCGTTTATAGAGACCAGAAATAACAAA